GATGGCTAACAGGCGGCTGCGGCAAGCCTATGACTCTTGCGATGTCTGGCCGCGCTATATGCGGTTGGATGCTCGCCCTGCCCCTAATGGCATTGTGCCGTACAGCTACGATTCTGCTAACGGCAGCCGCATGGCTTCTTCTGCTACGCGCAGCGGGACCACCGTTACCTTCGTTACGGGCGGTGTGGACTTCGATGTTGTAGTGGGACAAAATGTCACAGTGTCTGGGCTAAGTGGTAGCACTAACCCAAACGGCACATATTCAATTACTTCTGTTGATGGGCAGACCGTAACCTACGAACTGCCTTCTGGTACGGGCACCGAAACCTACACAGGCACGGGACTACTCACCCCCGTTACGATGCCTGACGTAGAAATCTTTATGCGCCTGCATGACCGCAACCCCGTGCAGGGTGTTGGCGGCTGGGAATACGACTTTTTTGTTGATAGCAACGGAGCCAACATCGTTGGCAACTATCCTGAGCTTGATGGCTTTTTTGTTACTTATAAAGCTATTTGGGATGGTCCTTATACGACGGCATCTGCTACCATTCCTCAAGAGTGGTTTTATTACGTCGGGCACGCCACCTATGCAGATTTCCTTCGGATGGACGGTCAAGTGGACAAGGCAATGGCTGAAGAGGCTGTTGCGCAGATGTACCTCGACACCGAACTTACTAAGGCCAGCCAGCAGCGTAATATGAACAACCTGTTCCGCCGCATTTCTACCTACACCTCACGCCAGTTCCGCTAAACATGAATAACTCACTCGTAGTCAATCTCTACCCCCAGCCGACTGGCGAAGCCGATCAGCGCCTCACGGTTAGCACCGCAGTCGTTTCGCTTGATGCGAATTGGACCTCTTCCAAGACCAAGTACATTTTGGTCGATGTGCAGACGAACGACGTGATGGTGACGTTTGACGGTAGCAATCCGTCGTCTACGAACGGCCATCTGTTCAAGGCTGGCGTGCAGCCCTTCCTTTGGAACAAGGAAACGGCCCGATTGGCTAAGTTCATCCGCGCAGGCGGAAGTGATGCCGCTGTACAGGCAACCCCCTTCTCCGTCTAAGCCATGCCTAACGCACGCATCGTCAATACCCCGTCGCAGGCTATTCCGCAGAATGGCACGACGCACAAGCAGCGCACGGTTAGCTCATCGGCTGTAGCTTTCCTTGATTGGACGTTGGCTACCGATACGGAACATCTTCTGGTACAGGTGACGGGAGCGGATATTCGTGTTACCTTCGACGGAACCACCGATCCTACGGCCACCAAGGGCTTCCGTATGCCAGCCAATAGCTCGGCCTACTGGACGCGCACTATGGCCCTTAAAGCCCGCGCAATCCGCGAAGCTTCTACTGATGCTGTAATTGAGGCGCAGGAACTCAACTACCTCTAATAATGGACATCTTCAAGACGCTGTTGTTGGACACTCCCGTGTCGACGGCAATTAGTGGCACAATATCCGTCAATCAAGGTGGCACCGGAGCTACTACTGCCGCCGATGCGCGAGTTAATTTGCTGCCCTCTTATACGGGTAATGCAAATAAGGTGCTAAGCCTTAACTCTGGGGCAACGGATGTCGAGTGGACTACGAACGGTGCTGGCACCGTAACGAGTGTCGATCTTACTGCTGGTACGGGCATTAGCGTGTCTGGTGGGCCAATTACTTCCACGGGCAGCATTACTGTAACCAACACGGCTCCAGACCAAACGGTGGTTCTTACGGCGAGCACGGGCATCTCGACTTCTGGGACTTATCCCAACTTCACGATTACCAATTCTGCGCCGGATCAGACGGTGGTTCTAACGCAGGGCGGCACCACCACCATCACGGGAACCTACCCCAACTTTACGATTTCGTCTGCCGATCAATACACGGGCACCGTTACAAGTGTTGACGTATCTGGTGGGACTACGGGCCTAACCACCTCGGGAGGTCCTGTCATCGGAAGCGGTACGATTACCCTCGCTGGTACGTTGGCCGTAGCTAATGGCGGCACGGGCCTAACCTCTGGCACGTCTGGCGGTGTTTTGGCCTTTACGGCAAGCGGAACCCTAGCCTCGTCTAGCGCATTGGCGTCTAATGCCATCGTTGTTGGCGGCGGTGCTGGAGCCGCGCCATCCACCATCACTACTGGTACTGGCGTTGTTACGGCTCTAGGAGTCAATACAGGTACGGCTGGCGCGTTTGTGGTCGATGGTGGAGCCTTGGGTACGCCTAGCTCGGGAACGGTGACTAATCTCACGGGAACAGCCTCTATCAATATCAATGGCACCGTCGGCGCAACCACGGCTGCGGCTGGTAAATTCACAACCCTTGATGCCTCTGGCAACGTAGGCTTTGACGGCGGCACGTTTATTTTCAACGACTCTGGAGCCGATAAGGACTTTCGCATTGAGGGTGATACGGCGGCTAACTTGTTTTTTTCGGATGCCTCGGTTGATCGCATTGGCATTAATCAGGGGACCCCCCTTGCTCGCCTAGACCTCAATGGCAACTATGCCTCTAACATTACAGCGGTAGGCGCGTTGGACATCGACTGTTCGACGGCCAACTACTTTACCAAGACGATTGCGGCGGATTCGACGTTCACCTTTAGCAATCCTCCGTCTAGTCGTTCATTCGCGTTCGCCCTTGAACTCACGCACACTTCTGGTGCTATCACTTGGCCTGCCGCTGTAAAGTGGCCTAAGGACACGGCTCCTACCCTGACCACGGGCAAAACCCACATCTTTATCTTTGTAACTGACGATGGTGGCACACGCTGGCGCGGTGCTGCACTTGTAGACTACGTTAACTAATTATGGATCCGAACGTCATTAAACTTGCAATGGGTGCTGGTGGTGCTGGTGGACCCGATTATAAGCTATACACTTGGGGACAAAACAACTTTGGTCAACTAGGATTAGGCAATACAACCGATCGTTCATCTCCAGTACAAGTCGGAGCCTTAACCACATGGGATGTTGTTTCTGGTGGAGTTCTTTTTACGCTAGCTATTAAAAATGATGGAACCTTATGGGCTTGGGGAAGAAACGGAAATTATCAATTGGGTTTAGGAAACGACACAACCAACCGTTCATCTCCAACACAAATTGGATCACTAACTACATGGAGCAAAGTTTCGGGTGGAGCATTTCATGCCGCAGCCATTAAAACCGATGGAACACTTTGGGCTTGGGGCAATAATTCAAGCGGACAGCTAGGAGATGGTACTGTAACAACGCGTTCCTCTCCGGTTCAAATTGGTTCTTTAACTACTTGGAGTAGCGTTTCGTGCGGACCTTATTTTACATTAGCTACAAGAACCAATGGAACTCTATGGGCTTGGGGCGAAAATTTAGACGGGCAACTAGGATTAGGCAATACAACATATTATTCATCTCCAGTACAAGTTGGCTCTTTAACCACTTGGAGCAATATTGCGAATAGCATTCGAGGATATCATGTTCTTGCTACAAGAACTGATGGAACCCTATGGGCTTGGGGGAGAAATAATTTTGGTCAACTTGGTCTTGGAAATACAACATATTATTCATCCCCAGTGCAAGTAGGTGGACTTACCACATGGTTAAATGTTTCATGTGGGTATAATTTTACTTTGGCAAACGCAACTGGTAAGTCATTATGGGCTTGGGGTAAAAACAATTTCGGTCAGCTAGGATTGGGAGATGTAACCTATTACTCATCCCCAGTACAAGTTGGAAGCCTTACCACTTGGAATACGATTTCATGTGGTAATGAGCATTGCATGGCTGTTAAAACCGACGGAACGCTTTGGACTTGGGGTTGGAATAACAATGGTCAGCTTGGAAACAGTCCGCTTTATTTGCTTAACCAATCATCCCCAGTTCAAATCGGGTCATTGACTACATGGCTAAAAATTGCTGGTGGTTCCACCCATAGCATCGCTACAACTAAGGAATAAAACAAAACGCTTTACTTTAGTTTTGCAAAAAATATGATGTCTTGATGAGCAATAGCTTAAACAAGCTTCATTTCTTAGCTGGCATTCCTAGATCCGGTTCTACAGTTCTTGCTGCAATTTTAAATCAAAATCCGCAGACGCACGTTACAACGACATCTGGACTCGTATTTGCGTTGAATGGATTAGCTAATGCTTGGCACGATACTCCATTACTTAACGATGGGGATCCGACAAAAGAACGTCTAGCCAAGACCATGCGATCAGTTGTATCTGGTTTTTACGATACAAATAAACCTGTTGTTATTGATAAGGCGCGAGGATGGCCTATTCCAATAATCATGTCAGCTATGAAACAGGTTCTTGGTCGCAAGCCAAAGATTATTGCTACTGTTCGTAGCGTTCCAGATTGCATGGCTTCGTTTGTTCGCGTAGCAAAACCAGAAAATTTTGATGATTGGATGTCTAAGGGTGAGTTGTCTAGCCATTTAAAAGTTGCATATCAGACACTTCAGGCTGGCTACGAGTACGATAAATCCTGTTTCCTAATCGTTGAATACGAGGATTTACTCAAGAATGCTAAGCAAGAGTTAGAACGAATTCACCAGTTTCTTAACCTTGATCCATTTGTTTACAATTTTGATAATATTGATGGATCGACAGTCGCAGAGGACGATGAGAATCTTCATCATTACAAAGGGCTTCACGATATTAAGCCTAAGCTAGCTCGACAGCACAATCAGTCAGCCAAGGATGTTCTTGGCTACCACTACGGGCAATTTTGCCAGCCTGAGTTCTGGGCTGTTACGCCAAGCCCTCCGCCTGACCCAGACCTCCTAGACGTACAACTTGCGGCCTCTACAACTGGCAACTTTGAGGAAGGTAAACGCATTGCTGAAAAGCTCAAGATAGAGCGTCCCAATGACCACCGCGCAGCTTACAATCGTGGTTGGTACGAACTGCGAGACGGCAACATTCAAGAGGGCTACAAACTGCTTCATCGTGGACGCAAGGTGGGCGTATTTGGTAATAGCCAGCCAAACACTCGACAACCTGAATGGGATGGACGTAGCGGCAAAACCATCCTTCTTCAATTAGAAGGTGGCTTGGGCGATCAACTCCATCAGGTACGCTATACCCGAGAACTCCGCTCAAACGGCTTCAGCCCCATTGTTAGCTGCTCTGGTGAACTAGTGCCATTTATCGCCTCTACGGAACTAGCTGATGCTGTAGTGCAGCATGGCGCGGAATATGGGGTATTCCACGACTATTGGATGTCTGGAATGTCTAGCCCTATGTACCTCGGGCTAAACCGTAGGTCCATCCAAGGAGACGCATACATTCACACCGACTTTACTGTTCCCAATAAGAAGCTACGGGTAGGGCTTCGTTGGTCGGGTAACAAGACCTTTGAGGCCCAACACCATAAGCTATTCCCGGCCCAATTGTTCTTTGATGCCGTCAAGCGGGACGACGTAGAGTTTATCTCCCTTCAGCGGGATGCCGATCTAGAGTTCAAGCCAAGCTGGGTACAGGACGTACCACTTGAAACGTGGAACGACACCCACAAGGCAGTTAGCTCCTGCGACCTAGTAATTAGCTCCTGTACGTCTGTAAGCCACCTGTCCGCAGCAATGGGGATCCCCACTTGGGTTGTCATTCCAATTATGGGGTATTATCTGTATGCCGAACCCGGCAATAAGACGCCCTATTACAACTCCATGCGGTTGTTCCGCCAACAGAAGTATGGCGACTGGACCCACCCTTTTGAAGAAATTAAGAGCCTAAACTATTCCCATGAACTACTGCTTCGTTGAAAACGGCGTTATTGCCGACGGCCCCCGTGGACTTCCCCGTTCATGGCGTAATATCTCTGGCCTCGACCAGATGGATGATGATGGGCTTCGAGAGCTTGGTTGGCTTCCCGTCCGCCTTGTGGAAGGCGATGTGCAGGAGAAGTTTGTCGGCTCGGTGTTTGCCATCCTTCCTAGCGAAGTGGTGGAGACTAAGATTTGGCGTTCGTACACCCCTGAAGAGCAGGCCGAGATTGATAGCCAGAAGGCTAAGCAAGTCCGCTCTGAGCGTAATACCAAGCTAACTGAGTGCGATTGGACCCAGCTTAACGACACGCCGCTGGATAACGCCGCTAAGATCCAATGGACGGCTTATCGTCAGGCTCTCCGCGATGTTCCCTCTCAGGCAGGGTTTCCGCATAATGTAGTTTGGCCCACAAAGCCTTGAT